TGTATCTACCGAAAGGAACTTTAAAATATATATTAGCTCCTGCTCCTACTGGTTCTACATCTGTATCAGTATCAAAATAAGTACTAGGGTCAACTGCTACAGTTAAAGGAGTCATTGGAGAATCTCCGGAGTTCATTATAAACTGAACTTTCTTGGAAAATAATAAAAGACTTCCAGCATAAGGTATAGCATTTTCAAGTGTTGTTACCTGTTTAGTACTTACAGTTACATCTATTGGGTCTGTGTCCAAGACTTCAGCTCCAGTAGCATTAAAGAAGTTGAAGTAATCTCCAGACCTTGATAAGACCACACTTTCCCCAGCTAAGAATCCTAATCTATTCTGAAAGAAGAACACATCATTTATTCTTTTATCAATAAAACTAGGATAAGGAGCACTAATATTATTACCTACATAACGAGGTTCATAGTCTATATTCTTTACTTCAAAAATATTTGTTGACACTCTCTCAATAGTTTTAGGCATAGTTAAAGGGTCTATCTGGTTAACCATTAAATCTCCTTCAGAATCCTTAAGAGCAACTGTCTCCTCCCAGATTCCCGAAGGATTATCTTCATCAACTATATATTTCACATAATAAGAATCAGCTATTGTTTTAGTTTGACCTACTACTTCTACAACATAACCTTCTGGAGCTGTAGGAGGTAGTTTATCTAAGGACTGAACTCTTCCTTTAATAGGATATAAAGCTGTGTTACCAAAAGAATCTGAGGTCTTCAAAGTATAAAAACTGGAAGATTTAATTATCAGGATACTACCTTCAGTTGTTATAGTGTATTCAGCTGGTAGCTCTGCATCTAAGAGAGTCTTCAGTTCCTTTACAATGCTAGTAGTTTTTATATGCTCTACATTAGAACTAGAAGGAGTTGGAGTAGTATAAGTAACTGAATGAGAGTTAACTTCTACTGTATACTCTGTCTCTGGGTATCCTTTATTTATATAAATTAAACCTATATCCCCTATAGGAGCTCCATCATCTACAGTTTGTTTAGTTGTTGAAGTTATATCCATTCCTGCATATCTCTTTCTATTTAAAGCAATAGTGTTATCTCCTACTGTAGTCACTTTTATATCTTTCTTAGGGTTAATAAAGGTACTTCCAGATAAACTGGTTGTAGTAAAATAATCTTTTAAATGAGCTTCTTGTCCTGACTCATAACTTATTGAACATTTAACTCCTTCAAAAGTATAAATCTCTATAGGTTCTACCGGGTCTCCTGTGAAAATCATTAGGTATTCTTCATCTGCATCTCTATCTACTGAGTGAATATATACATTATCATGAAACTCAGAAGCTAAAGTACTAATGAAAGTTGTGTTAGGTCTCTGTACGATTCCTTCAGTAAGAGAACTTGAGATGTTTTCTTGTCTTTCTGCTTGAGTATCTATGCGAATTGGAGGAGCTTGTTGAGACACTCCATTATAAAGTCCTGTTAAAGTTGTACTTACTAAACCCATTCTCTTACCTCCTCAATCCAGTCATTATATCTGAGTTAGTTAATATGTTTAAATCCATTGAATCATTCTCTGCTCTCATCATAGTAATATAAGCTTGTTGTTCGTCTTGTTCAGAGAAAGCATAAAGAGCTTGAGAACCTACAACTTTACTCTGGAATATCCTAGCTGATTTAGTGATAATATAATCTCTAACTGTCTGAGGTAAATCCTCAAAGTTCAGGAAGAAAACTATATCTACATCAATAGATTCTTCAAAAGTAAATGTGTGGTTATCTTTATCATAAAGTCTATTCCCTCGTCTCACTATGTCTCTTGAGGTATCTGAAGCATCCACCTTAAGTGTATTTGAGGGAACTATAATCTCATTCTCAGTAGAGAGAGGTAATCTATAATTAGATTCAGCATTGAAACTCATTCCATTAGCTTGAACCTGTCGGCTTACTTGATGAATCAAAGACCTTGCTATGGATACCTCAGATACACCAGCTACATAAAGGTCATTAATTGGTTGTTCTCCTATACTTAGGAGTAAAAAGTTTACAGCTTCTAATTCTGTAGATGCTGTTAGTGGCTTCTGTATAGCCATGGTTACACCACCTTTCCAAAGTCATAAAAAAGGGCAACCTAAATTAGGCTACCCTTAGTATGTCTATTAGTTACTTAATGTATTCAGCTTGAATTCTCCAGCACACTCTGGTCTTAGAACTCCATGACCTACAGCATACTTAGCTACCATCAAGGTACCCTGTCTTTCTACCTGATAGTCTTTCTCTAAAGCTAAATCCATAAGCTTAACTGTACCTACAGCTTGTTTAGTTAAAGCTACACCTACTGTCTTACTAGCATCAACACCATGATAGGTATCTGTAGCTGAAGTATCAGTTGTAGGAATGTTATTAGATTTCTTAATGTCAATACCTGCTACTTTGATGATGTTACCTTCAGAGATAGCACCTCTACCTCCATAAAGATTGTTAATGAGGTCTAAGTTCTGAGCTAATACATAATACTCAGCAGGTTTAAATACTGCTACTCTACCTTGGTCTGGAACATCCTTTTCGTCAAAGGTCTGAGCCATAGAGAATAAGGCTGTAGCTAAAGCTTCTGCTTGTTCTTTAGTTGTGGAAGCTCCTGCTGTACCTCCATCATTCTTGAAGGCATCATTAGTAATCTGAGTTCCATCTGGTAAACCATCTACTACTGCTGTAGCTCTGGAAGCCTTAACAACTTCCTTAAGAATGTTAATATCCATTCTCTTAGCTAACTCTCTACCCATTTCAGTTGAGTAAATACTTCTTACATCATAGTGGTTCATAGCTTCATCAATATTAGCAATAAAAGCATCTGAAATCAAGAGACCATCAATAGAGATAACTCTCTCGTTATGACCCATCTTGCTACCAGTAATCTCATTACCGGGAACATGATAACTAGAACCAATCTGACCTGTTACAGGGAAGGAAGCTGATTTACCATGAGAGATAGTTCTACTGGATGTTAGAGGTAGCATAATATTATTTCTACCAAAAGCTGTTAATACTTCTCCAGCAAACACCTTCATAAATAGAGCTAATTCATCTCCGGCTTGATTCGCTTGACCTAATCTTGAAACATTATAAGCATCTGCCATTCTTCATTCATCTCCTTTAATTAGTTGAGTTTTCGTTATAGTCTTATCTTCTTATAGGTTGTTCTTTTCTCAACTCCCTAAAGGTATCCTCGTGACTCCCCACCTCGGCAGGGCTTCAGTCAGGCTTTAAGTTGTTTTAAATTGAACTAATGTTAAGTCAGGACTCGAACCTGTTGTATCCCTTCAGAGCTTAAAGCTTCTGAGTTCAATGCTTAACATTAAATTGGCAAGGGTTAATGAGACCTGTAGGTCATAACTAGTATTTTTTCTTAACCCTTATAAAATTAATTAAAATTTATAAAACCCAGACCAACTAATATAATGTCAGTCCGGGAGAGGAGGTTACATTAAAATACATCTGAGTTTCTAAGTTTTCTCTGGACTTCAGCTCTGAAAGCTGGGTCAGATTCATACTTAGGATTACTCATAGCTTCAGTTACTTCAGCTCTACTTTGGAAGGAACCGGAGTTACTTTGAGGTACTTTACCTCCATGGATAACTCTTTGAGGTCTTCCTCCTTCAGCTTTAGTAAACCTACTATATAAAGCTTCTACTGCAAATTTAGCTTGGGTTATATCATTAGAAGTTACTGATTGATTAAACACTCTTTTCTCATCATCAGATAAGTTCTTATCAGCCCATTCAACCATTTGAGTATAATTTTCTTCGCCATCTACTACATTGAATACTTCCTGAGCTTGGGTATCAGCTTGAGCTTTAACTCCAGCTAAGTAATTATCTACTACATTCTTAGGGAATCCATTCTCCTGTAGTTCCTTATAAGATTCTTCAGATAAATCTCCAGACTCAAAGAACTCTTGTTCGAATTTTTTAAAGTCAACTGGGGAATCCTTTAACTCCTCTTTGACTTCTTCTTGTTTTTGTTCATCTTGAGTTGGAATAGTATTATCTTTAGGTTCTTTTGTATTTTGCTTACCTAACTCAGATTCTAAGCTTTTATAAAGAGCTTCTAAATCTTCTAAACCTCTTTCTTTTTTCAGTAACTCTAAAGTTCCTTTTTGAAGTTCTTCTTTAGTTTTATATTTATCAGCATAAAGTTTTTCTTCCTGAGTTGATTCTTCCTGCGAACCCTCCTCAGGAGTCTCTCGACCCTCAGCTTTAGCTACCATTTCATCAATATGTTCCTGAGATTCTTCTTGAACTTCAGGTTCCACATTTAAAGTATCAGCCATAATTAAATCCTCCTCTTTTTTATTAGTAATTATTAGTTAGTTTATTTTTTAACAAACATACCTTTACCTTTATATTCTCCTAAACCTTTAACTTCTTCTCCTACCTTAGGTTCAACTTTCTTCTTAGTTGTTTTTTTATTAGTAGCCAATTACATTCCTCCTTGTTGAGTTAATTATTCTGGTTGCACTAAAGCTTTGGTTAACTCAGGCATAGCTTGGGTCATAAGATTCTCTGTTTGAGATTCAGTCCGTTCAGCTTCTAAAGTCTTAGAATCTTTAATTAAACCTTGAGTATCAAATCCTAAAGCTGTAGCAACTCGAGTATAGAAATCTGTAAAGTCAGTTATTTGAATAAATTGTTCAGGGAATATCTTTCCTGACTCAGCATAGGTCATTAACTTTTCTAAATCATTACCTCGACCTAAACCATCTAAACCTGTTACTATTTTAGGAGTAGTCACTTCTTCCGGTAACTCCGGAATTAACTTCTGCTTAACCATTTGAACCATTAGTTTTTTAACTAAAGGTAGCTGAAATTCTTGTGTTAGGATAGAGTAAACTCCACCTAAAGAATTCTCCAATTCCCTTGCTAATCTCTTAATTTCTTCAGCTGTCACTCGTTCAGCATCTCTCTGTATTGATTCCAGCATTAAAAAAGCTCTGGATAATCTCTGCTCTAAATCTCTAATTCTCTGGAGGATAAGCTGTAGGTCATTGTGTCGGTCAACCTTAGCTGTTCCTACATCTTCAGGGTTGCCTTCGATTACATCTCCATTCTTAGCATCTCTAAACTTCTTAGCTCTGGTTACTCCTGCTGGGTTAACCATGAAGACTGTTCTACTTGCAATTACTGCATCTTCAGATATAGCTTTAGAGAGTGCTTCAAGAGTCTTAAGGTCTCCTAGGTATTCTTCTACGAATCCTCGACCATAGTTAGAACCTACTACATGAGTCCATCTTAAAGCTTGATAAGGATTTTCTCCTAACTTGTAGGTACCC